AAATAAAACATCTCAACACAACACGATATCGTTCAATCATTCAAACCAACTTCAAGCTCTTTATCAATTACCAGCAATCATTGTCAATCAGTTATTGAAATTCTGTGCGTTTGTCATTTTATCAATCTTCGCGTATTTTGTACTTCAACTACCGATATGGCTGCAATTATGTTTGGTTCTATTACTGTCGATACTAGCAACGTATTTGGAAATGGACACCTTAGGGTGTATGGAGGGAATACCACTCGTACCTGCAGAGTGGAAAGTTGTGCTCAATCCACACAATCAACTACAATTGGCGATTCCTGTGCCATTACACACACAAGCACGTTAGGTACTCCAGTACCTAAGGAATTAATGGCAAAATCTGAATTTGCCATTCAGCAAGAAAGGCTGAGCTTAGCGAGGAGACGCTGCCTGCGGTTCAATAATGACCTACCAACTGTTCGAGCTAAACTGGCTCAAGAAAAGGAGCGTGAATTGGCTATATTCGTGCAACTTGAAAAGCGGTTGAATCTAACTGAAGCAAGGCAGGATAAATTCTTGCTTAAAGACAAGAAAGGCAGAGTTTACTGGAAAGTTCCATCGAAACGCCAGCTGAGAAAGATTCAGAAATCTAAAAGGCGAATCAGAACCTTTCAAGCTCCTGACAATGTTATATCCAACATTAAAGTCGATTTTGATGATGCGGGAGAGATTTGCTGTGAAGCCGCACATGTCAAAACGGCAACTTCACGTAGTACCAAAAGAGCGGTCTCGTACAAAGTGCTGAAAGGAGAGTCTATTATTAATCATCTTATTCGAGAGATCTCTAAAATTTGCAAAGCTGAAAATAAAGTACTCGAGATCTGCACTGAGAGGAAAAGGAGAGTGATACACTTCAAGGACCACCAAGCTTTTGTACGACTGAGGCATATGGAAGGCATAGTCAAGCAACGCGATTGTGAAACGAATCCAGAACTTGAAGCTCTTTTCGAGAGGATTTGTGAAACAGCAGTGGGAAGGTGGAACACACCTTCTTCGAAGATTGTTCCAGGATCTAGTGGTTTAGTTGTGTTTAAAGGGCGTCACCTAGGAAAGTACAGTTCGAGTCCAGGGAATTACTTTATAGTACGAGGTCGACACGAGGATAAACTATACGATGCCCGAATTCGTATCGGATACATTGCGAGGCACAAGATGGTACATTATAGTGGCGTGCCAGAGCGGTTCTGGGATGGATTTAACACAGCGTTTATCAAGAATCGAAAAGTCACGGACCATAATTGCACTTCAGATTTGGATGTTCGGACGTGTGGAGAAGTCGCAGCATTAGTCACTTTACTATTGTTCCCATCACATAGAATCACATGCAAAACGTGTAGCTCTAAAATTCAAGATCGAACAATCCATGAAATTGGCGAACAATTGCATACAGAGTTAGCACGACTTCACAGCTCCTTGAACGAGTTTGGAGGTTCTTTTGGTCATGTATCAAATTTCTTATTTCAGTTAGACAAGACTCTAAATGCACGAAACGAGAATTTCGAAGGCTTTAGTAAGATCAACGAAATGATTGGAGCTCGAAAAGAAGCCCCTTACACACATTTAGTGCATATTAATGAGGTGCTAATCAAGGGTTCGATGGCGAGCGCGCGTGAATTTAATGAAGCAACTCAAAGTCTTCTTGAAGTTGTTAGATGGCACTCAAAACGGACAGAGTCAATACAAGCTGGGAGTGTCACGAGCTTCAGAAATAAAGCCTCAGGAAAAGCTCATTTGAATCTTGCTCTCATGTGTGACAATCAATTGGATAAGAATGGAAATTTCCTTTGGGGTGAACGTCAGTATCATGCCAAGAGATACTTTGCCAACTTTTACGAAAAAGTTGACAACAGTAAAGGCTATGAACAATATGTGACTCGTCCAAACCCCAACGGATCTCGGAAACTTGCAATCAAGAATCTCATAATTTCGACCAATTTTGACAAACTTAGAGAGCAAATGAGAGGAGAAATGGTCCACGATCGCCCTTTGAGTAAGGATTGTATCAGTTTAAGGCGAGGTAATTATGTTCACGTTTGCAGTTGTGTAACTCTAGATGATGGCAAACCTGTTGAGAGTGAATTAACAACACCAACGAGAAATCATCTTGTCATTGGAAACACTGGTGATTCAAAATACTTGGATCTTCCAACGCCTGAGAGCGAGTCATTATACATTGCAAAGAATGGATATTGTTACATGAATATTTTCTTGGCAATGCTTGTCAATATACCGGAAGGAGAGGCAAAGAGTTTCACTAAGCTCGTGAGAGATGTAGTTGCAGACAAACTTGGAATGTGGCCCACAATGCGTGATGTTGCAACTGCAGCTTATTATTTAACCGTTTTCCACCCAGATGCAGCAAACGCAGAGCTTCCAAGGATTCTGGTAGACCACGAAGCAAAAGTTATGCATGTGATTGACTCATTTGGATCTTTAAGCACAGGTTATCATATTCTCAAGGCTAATACTGTTAGTCAACTGATTCAATTTGCTCGTGATCCGCTTGACAGTGAAATGAAGAACTACATGGTTGGTGGTAATCCCGACGAAGCGCCAGTGATGCCAGACATTTTCAAGATTATCAAGTGTGTGTATAAGCAAAATGACATGTGCAAATTGTTGTTTGACGAGCCATACATAGCCGTGGTTGCATTACACTCCCCAGCAGTTCTAATCGCAATGTTTAATAGTGGCTCCTTGGAAGTTGCTATTAAATATTGGATTAAAAGAGATCAGGAGGTGTCTGAAATGTTTGCAATGATTGAAACGCTCGCACAAAAAGTTTCCGTGGCACGATCGATTGGAGACCAATTCAAAGAAATTTCAATCAACTCAAGAGCCATTAGACAACAACTCGAAGCTAAGATCAAACCATGGGTAACTTATGATAAGGCTTTGGAACTGTTGAATGTGTTCGAGAACACAATGCTCACGAATGAGTCACTTGAAACACTTGGTTACAGAACTATTGAACCAAAGTTAAAGGTTGCAGTTGAAAAAATCTACACGCTCAGCTTACAACAAGCATGGGAAGAGCTAAGTTTGCGGGAAAAATTGCGTGCAAGATTATTCTCATTCGCATGCTTAAAGTCCACTACACAATATTTAATCCCAGCAGGGTTGTGCGCTTCAACAGCAGTCTCAAATCTGTCTCCACGGCTCTTTATAAACGACGTTAAAGAAGTGCTCCTGAGGCCAGTCTACATTGCCAAGAACACAGTAGGTAAAGCTTGTTCTTCCGTTGGTGCCTCAATTAGAAGCTCAACTCTTAGAGCTGTAAATTATTGTTTTTCTGATTTAGTTAAGTTAGTTAATGTCTTATTAGTTATTACGTTGTTAATGCAAGTAGTTAGACATTCTAATTCTATATTAATTGAGCATAAGCAACTGAAGCAACAGGACATGGAAAGGAAAACTGAGAAGGAATTTAAGGAATTGGAAGATTTATACATGCAACTCGCTTTTGAGCTCAAGGACGAACCCACTTCAAGCGAGTTTCTCAAATTTGTTGAAGAAAAGCGACCAAAGCCCATTGAACCTGCGAAGATTTTGATCGGACACCATGTTGTGCATCAGGCAAAAACAGTGAACGAAAAGAGAATGGAGCAAATTCTCGCATTTGTCACACTGATAATGATGTTTATTGATGCAGAGAAAAGTGATTGCGTGTATAGGGTGCTCAATAAATTTAAGGGAGTTGTTGGAACAATTGAACAAGATGTTTACCATCAGTCGCTTGATGATATTCAAGACCTTTATGAAGACAAGCAGCAAACCATAGATTTTGATCTAGATATCAATGAAGGTAAGGAAGGAAGTTTAATGGATGTCACATCCTCTAATTGGTGGGATTCTCAACTTGCACGCAACAACACAGTTGGTCATTATCGAATTGGGGGCGAGTTTATTGAGTTCACTAGAAGCAATGCTTCAACAGTTGCCGCTACAATTTCGCACAGTGAGCACAAGGAGTTTCTAATACGTGGGGCCGTCGGAAGTGGTAAGTCAACTAATTTGCCACATTTGTTAGCCCAGAAAGGAAACGTGCTTCTTATTGAGCCAACACGACCACTATGTGAGAATGTATGTAAGCAGCTCAGGGGTGAACCATTTCATAAGAATCCAACCATTCGAATGAGAGGTCTCACCTCATTCGGATCAACTCCAATTACAGTAATGACAAGTGGATTCGCGTTGCACTTTTACGCGCATAATGTGGAGCAGCTATCTGAATACGACTTCATCATTTTTGATGAATGCCACGTGATTGATGCGCAGGCGATGGGATTTTATTGTCTGATGAAAGAGCACAACATTAAAGGAAAAGTCCTCAAGGTTTCTGCTACACCTCCTGGAAGAGAAACAGAATTTTCAACACAACACCCAGTCAAATTAGTCACAGAGGAAAGCATCAGCTTTCAGCAATTGGTAGCAAATTTTGGCACTGGAGCGAATAGTGATGTCACCAAATGTGCCAACAACATACTTGTGTATGTCGCTAGCTACAATGAAGTTGATCAACTTGGAAAGCTATTGCTTGATAAAGGGTACTTGGTTACGAAAGTGGATGGGAGAACGATGAAAGTTGGAAGGACGGAAATAGAGACGAAAGGCACGAGTAGCAAGAAACATTTCATTGTCGCAACCAACATAATTGAAAATGGAGTTACATTAGACATTGATGCTGTTGTGGACTTCGGTATGAAAGTTGTTCCAGATTTAGATGCTGACAACCGCCTGATTCGTTATTCAAAGCAACCGATAAGTTATGGGGAGCGAATACAGCGGCTTGGGCGTGTTGGAAGACACAAAGCTGGCATAGCTTTGAGAATTGGACATACAGAAAAAGGTATTGCTGAAATTCCAGAACTTGTTGCGACTGAGGCTGCATTTTTATCATTTGCTTATGGATTGCCTGTCATGACTCACAATGTCGGCATTAGTTTACTCAGCAGATGCACTGTTAGACAAGCTAGAACAATGCTACATTTTGAACTTAATCCATTATTCACAGTGAACTTAGTTGCACCTGATGGAACGATGCACCCAAAGATAATGGAACTTCTCAAAGGATTTAAGCTACGCGACAGTGAAATCCGCCTCTGTTCTTCATCAATTCCACATGGTGTGGAGAGTGTTTGGTTTACGGCAAAGGAATATGAGAGTCTAGGTTGCAGACTTACAATCGATGGAAACACTAGAATTCCTTTTGTAATTAAGGATGTTCCAGAGCTATTATATGAGAACATATGGAAGGCTGTTGAGCTTTATCGACGAAATATCGTTTTTGGCAGAATTAACAGTGCTATGGCTGGTAAGATAGCATACACATTGCAAACAGATCTTCACGCCCTGCCAAGAACCATAGCCACAATTGAGACGTTAATCGAGAGTGAGAATGCCAAACACGCACATTTTAAGGCAATCACAAGCAAGTCGTGCACATCAACAAATTTCTCATTGCTTAGCGTAATTAATTCGATTCAGTCGCGTTACATGATCGATCACTCACTGGACAATATCAAGAAGCTCCAGCAAGCTAAGTCACAACTGCAGCAATTCCAATGTCGAGAGAATGATGTCAACCTGAAGGAAATGATTCAGAGTTTTGGAGCCATGCGAGCCGTTTACCACCAGGAAACAAATGGGAGAGTTCATGTCGTTAAGGAGCTTGAATTAAAAGGGATTTGGAACAAATCGCTTCTGTGTCAAGACGCATTGGTTAGCGCTTTTGTCTTTTGTGGAGGAGCTTTCATGTTGTGGCAGCACTACAAAGAACAATTTAAGTTAAAGCACGTATACCACCAGGGATTCTCAGCACGTCAACGACAGAAGCTCAAGTTTAAGGATGCTCGAATTGCAAAGCTCGGAAGGGAAGTCTATGGTGATGATGGCACAATTGAGCATTTCTTCGGCGAAGCTTACACAAAGAAAGGAAAAGGAAAGGGCAAGATGCATGGAATGGGAGTTAAAACAAGAAAGTTCGTGTCAACTTACGGATTTAAGCCGGAGGACTACTCATACGTGCGTTACCTTGATCCCTTGACTGGTGAGACAGTCGATGAGAATGTCAACACTGACGTATCGCTTGTACAGGAGCACTTTGGTGAGTTGCGTAACAAGTACATAGAGAACGACATGATGGGTAAGCAGAAAATCGCCAGTGCCCCAGGGATCAAAGCTTATTATGTTAGAAATGCTGCGAAAACAGCGCTCGAGGTTGATTTGACTCCACATAATCCTTTAAAGTTTTGTGATAGGCATATTGCTATAGCTGGTTTTCCGGAAAGGGAGAATGACCTCAGGCAAACAGGGATGGCTAAAGAAATCCCAATTAGCAAAGTGCCAGCGAAAAATGAGGATACCGTTACGCACGAAGGTAAGTCTCTTTACCAAGGGATGAAAAATTATAACGGAATCTCATCGGTCGTATGTCATCTCACAAATACGTCAGGAGCTGGAAGTAGTCTGTATGGCATAGGTTACAATTCATATATTCTCACAAATCGTCATTTGTTTCGACAGAATAACGGCCCTCTGATAGTTCAGTCAAGTCATGGGAGATTTGTTGTGAAGAATACCTTAACACTCAAGGTAGCACCTGTCGGAAAGACTGACATTGTCATTATCAGAATGCCAAAAGATTTTCCACCATTCCATAGTAGATTGCGATTTAGAGAACCCCACAAAGCCGATAGAGTTTGTCTGGTTGGAGCTGAATTCCAAGAAAAATACATTGCGAGCAAAGTCTCAGAGGCTAGCCAAATCGTCGACGATTTTGGTGGAACATTTGGGCGCCATTGGATTTCAACGAATGACGGAGATTGTGGTCTGCCACTAGTCAGCGTCCAAGATGGTTTCATCATTGGCTTGCACAGCCTCTCTAGCACAGCTAACATTGCCAATTATTTCGCAATGATTCCAGAGAACTTTGAGGACACGTGCATTAAGAAGCTCGATGCTCTAAAGTGGGATAGCCATTGGAGATATAATCCAAATGAAATCAGTTGGGGAAGTTTAATCATTCATGAGAGCAAGCCGGAAGAGCCATTCAGAATTGTCAAGGAAATTCATGGTCTACAAGTCTATGAGCAAAACCAAACGCACTGGCTCTATGATCAACTTCACGGTAATCTAAAGGCTGTTTGTCGAACAACTGGCAATCTTGTTACGAAGCACGTAGTCAAAGGCCCGTGCATGCTTTTTCAGCAGTATTTGAATACGCACGAAGAAGCGAATGCTTTCTTTAAACCATTGATAGGGCATTACATGAAAAGCAAGTTGAATCGAGAGGCCTATGCAAAGGATCTGCTCAAATATGCTGGCGACATTATTGTAGGAGAAGTGGACTGTGACATCTTTGAGAACAGTTTAGACCAAGTAATTCAGTTGCTTAATGACAACGATTGTCCGGAATGTGAATATGTCACTTGCAGTGAAACGATTATCAATTCCTTGGACATGGATGCTGCAGTTGGAGCCCTCTACTCTGGTAAGAAGCGAAAGTATTTTGAAGGCACAGGTTATGATGAACGCGAGCGATTAGTTCGAAGTAGCTGCCAAAGACTTTTTGAGGGGAAGTTAGGTATTTGGAACGGGTCTTTGAAAGCCGAAATTCGCCCTGCTGAGAAAGTACTAGCGAACAAAACCCGAACCTTTACGGCAGCTCCACTCGACACATTGTTAGGAGCCAAAGTTTGTGTTGATGATTTCAATAACTGGTTTTACAGCAAGAACATTGAGTGTCCCTGGACAGTTGGAATGACAAAATTTTACAAGGGATGGGATGAGTTTCTACGAAAGTTCCCTGATGGATGGGTTTATTGTGATGCTGATGGATCGCAATTCGATAGCTCGCTTTCCCCGTACTTAATCAATGCTGTTCTCCAAATTCGATTGTGGGCCATGGAGGAGTGGGACATTGGGACCGAGATGCTTAAGAATCTTTACACAGAGATCACATACACCCCAATTGCAACACCCGACGGTACCATCATCAAGAAATTTAAGGGAAATAACAGCGGACAGCCATCGACAGTTGTTGATAATACTCTTATGGTGTTATTGGCTATGCACTACGCCCTCAACAAGGCCGGGTATAACACAACGGAACTTCAGGAGAATTGCGTGTTTTACATAAATGGTGATGACTTGTGCATTGCTGTTCACCCTGAACATGAACCGATGCTCGACACGTTCCAAAAATCATTCAATGAGCTGGGGTTGAACTACGATTTTTCATCAAGACACAGGAATAAGGAAGACTTGTGGTTTATGTCCCACAAAGGAGTTTTGATCGATGGACTGTATATTCCAAAGCTTGAGCAGGAACGAATTGTTGCCATCCTTGAATGGGATAAAGCGAAGCTACCCGAGCACAGATTAGAGGCCATATCAGCAGCAATCATCGAATCATGGGGATATCCGGAATTGACAAACCAGATACGGAAGTTTTACCAATGGGTTTTAGAGCAAGCGCCATACTCTGACTTAGCTTTGAAGGGTAAAGCTCCTTACGTCTCAGAAACAGGACTCAGAAATTTGTATACATCACAACGAGGCTCCCCACAGGAATTGGAAAGGTACATAACTCATTATTTCAGGAGTGAGAGTGGGGATTGTCCGGAGCTTATGGTTTACCACCAGGCAGATGATGCTCGTGATGCAGGTCAGGGTGCAAATGAAAAGAAAGAGAAGAAAGAAAAAGAAAAAGAAAAAGAGAAAGAAAAAGGAGTGAAAACTTCGGATGAAACAGGAGGTTCATCATCACAAGAACGAGGCAAGAAAGATAAGGATAAAGACGTTGATGTTGGAACAACAGGGACTTTCAGGGTTCCAAAGGTCAAAACTTTTAATGATAAGATGATCTTGCCTAGAGTCAGAGGTAAAATTGCATTAAATCTCGAGCATCTGTTGCAGTACAATCCTAATCAAATTGACCTGTCCAACACCAGGGCAACTCAGAATCAGTTTGATAGGTGGTACGATGGAGTCAAGAATGACTATGGTCTTGATGATGAAGAAATGGCTATAGTGCTCAATGGTTTCATGGTGTGGTGCATTGAAAATGGCACATCTCCGAATGTTAATGGCGTGTGGACCATGATGGACAATGGGGAGCAAGTGGAGTACTTACTGAAGCCAATGATAGAACATGCATCTCCGACTCTGCGACAGATTATGGCTCATTATAGCAATGCAGCAGAGGCGTACATTGCTAAGAGAAATGCAACGGAGCGTTACATGCCTCGATATGGACAAAAACGAAACCTCAGGGACATCAGTTTAGCCAGGTATGCTTTCGATTTCTATGAGATGACTTCCAAGACTCCTGAGAGAGCGCGAGAAGCACACATGCAGATGAAGGCAGCAGCAATTAGGGGTGCGAACACTCGATTGTTTGGTATTGATGGAAATGTTGGTGGGGGAGAAGAGAACACGGAGAGACACACTGTTGATGATGTTGAGCGCGATATGCATAGCCTCCTGGGCATGCGTAAGTGAAGTCTCGGTTTTAACCCGCGAAGGAGTCTCTTCTCCAAAATGCTATAAGGTACACTTATTAGTAGTGGGGCTGTGCCTCCTTTTATAGTGTTTAGTGAGGGCTTCCCTCCTCTTATCCTTATTAGTATTCGAGCTATTTGTTCCAGTTTCGCGTGAGGCTTTGCCTCGTCTGTTGCTGTAACTCATAGTGAGAGAAAAA